AATACGTTGTAGTTTGCGTCCAGTCCAGTCACCAACACCACTGCATTTTGATCTGATGCAGAAGCGCTAGCAATTGTGAATGTAGAAGCAGTTGTTAGGTATGCAGGATATGCAGAAGTTACTTCCCAAATTGGGATAAAACTTGTACCGATAGAGGGCTGGTAACCAAAAATGTTAACGCCATTATGAAACCCAATTTGCCCACGGGCAACTTGCAACTCAAAAGGCTCATACCTTCCTTGTTGCGTAATCGATTTAGCCTTTGGTGTAGCCATGAATAATCTCCTTAAAGTTTAAAGATAGGGGCCGAAGCCCCTAGAGATTAATCAAAGTTACCGTAGGGGTAAGCTGTAGTTGTACCGATGTTTCCGTCAGGCTGTGTGTAACGCACAGTCAAGTACAAAGTACCAGCATTGGGAGCAGGAGTACCTGTACCAGTCAACACCAAAGTCATCACAACTTGTGAGAACGTAGCGGGCTCAACCACACCTGTGGGGTTGGTAAAGTCAGCAGTGGTTGCTTGGATAGCAGTCAACTGAGCACCAGTGAAAGTTGTAGAGTAACGACCAGCAGTCAATGTGTTCGCACTGGCTGTCAAAGTTACTGAACCGTACTGAGTACCGTTGAATTGGTTACCAATGTTTACCACACCAGCAGTCAATGTGGAACCAGATGTTCCAATGGCTGTACCAATGTCAACCAAGAAGTCATTGATCTGTGAACCTGTGGGGATGTAAAACACAGCGCCGCGATACACGGTTGTAGCTGCGTCAGCAGTGATGGTTGCGGCTGTGGGAGGGTATACAGAACTAGAGTTTGTATAAACAACAGCATTAACGTTGGGGATCAAGTTGCCATTAACAAACTGACCAGAACCACCGGGGTAACCAGCAGTACCATTTCCGCCAGTGTTGGCGAAGTTCATGTCAATGTTTTGAGCGAGATCGGTATATCCTACATCGCGGATGGGGCCAAATCTATTTGAGCCCGATAGAATTGGGCCGGAGAACGTGGAACGAGCCATGATAATTCCTTATGCAAAAGTCTCTTGTTAATCGTTGCATCGTGACCCCTGGGCGGGCTGGCAACAAGAGAAAAAATCCCAGACAGCCTTCAATATACACTATTCCTTGGGTGTGTCAAGAAGTTTTTTCTTGTTTCTTGCAGCCATCATTTTTGATTTCCAAATTGGATCCGCCCACAGTGCTTTGGCTGCGGCTTTTTTAGCAGCTTTGACTTCCTCACGGTTAGCAATTTCTTTGTTGTTTGCAGTTTGTTTAGCCGCATACTCAGGGTCAGCCCACTGAGTTTTAGCTTGAGCGCTGGTTTTAGCTTTGGACTTGTCTGTATTACGAGCTTCCTTGATGCTTTTAGCCAGTGTACCCCCTTTTGTTTCCCACATCTTTTTAGAATTGATTGACTTAGATTCAAGTGCTTCTGGCGTATTCTGAGCTTTGGTTTGCCCTGCAACTACTTTGGCGCGATACTCTGGGTCTTGCCAATGTTCTTTGGTAAATCGTCCATCAGCGGCTTTTTGTTCTTCCGATTTAATATATCCGCTTGGGCCTTCGCCACCATCAGTTAAATTAAATAATGTTCCTGTTTTTAAATCTCGACGTCCATATAGTTTGATAAGTTCCATCTCTTTGGCAAAAGCTTCTTCTTCATTTTCCGTTTCAAATACACGCTCACAAACGGCAACAAAATTGCGCTGTTTTAAATGCGAAATAAAGTCTTGAAACGGTTTATTGTGAGATCCTCTTGACCAATGCGATAAATCACGATCTCCTGTACCTTTACCTACGTACACAGGCTGGCCTAGTTTAAGAGGGCGCGGGTCACGATAAACATAAACATAAAACATAGTTAACTCCTTTTAGAAGTCTCAACTATATATCAATGGATGGAGAATGTCAAATATATTTTCTAAATACTTTTCGAAAACAAGTTACGATACGGGTGACACATAACAAAATAATATCCAATAAAAAAGGCCCCGAAGGGCCTTCTCAAATCGCGCTAAGTGCTTGATTTTATTAGAAAGAACCTGAAGAACCCCAGATTCCCAATGGATCACTCCATCCAAAAGAGTAACGCTCACGTGATTTATAACGTACGTTACCCGTATCAAAATCACCATCCATAGAGTTCTGCAATGGTGTGCGCTCGAAGTGCTTCAAGCCATTGGGAACGTCAGTGGTAAGGAACCAAGCGTTGGGATCTGTCAAGAAGTGGTTGACAGTGTAGCCCTCTGGGATTGCGCCCATTTGCTTGATGGCGTTGATGTCATTGTTTGTGGTAGCGACGCGGAGTTCGGTATCCAACAAACGTTTTGCAACAAACATCAATGAGGGAGGAATGACCAATTTCTTGGGCTTTGCAGCGATCAAGAGGCCACGCTCGTCTGTCCAAGCAGCGATCTGGATCACGGCGGCTTCCAAAGAAGTCTCGTTCAAATCAACTTGGGTAGTAGGAGTGTTAGCGTTGGTACCGCCGTTGACCAAGGGATGGTTAGTTGCAAACAATGCAACGCCGTCACCACCAACATAGCTAGAGTTGAAGCCGTTATTTAAAACAGCAGCAGCTTTCACTTGCTTGGTATAAGCCATGGCACGAGCCAAACCTTTGGTGTAACGAGCAGACAAGCTGTCGTACAAGTTATCTTCAATCGCCTCTTCAGTGATTGAGAAACCCAAAGCAATGGTTTCGTGGTTATAGCGAGTTGTCCATGCCTCTTGTGCATTGTCATAAGCGATGGCTGTGCCCTCGTTTTTAACAGGTGCTGCTGAGAAGCCAGACAGTTTGGTCTCTTCCTCGAATGAACGCTCAGAGGTCTCTGTTTCATAGATCTCTTTGTGCTCTTCGCCATAACGTGCATACTCCAAACCGAACAAAGCGTTCAAGCCGGGGAGCAGCTCTTTCAATAATTGTGCGCGTGAAATAGCCATTTGTTAGCTCCTTAATTAAACGCCATTAGCATTGAAGTAACTATGGTAACCAAAGTTCCATGTCACCAACACTTCGGGATATCCAGTGAATGTGAAGTTAACAGCGGAAGATTGCGCAGAGGCAACAGCCGTATTAATTGTCACGCTAGTACCAGACACAGCGGTTACATAGGTGTTTGAACCTGCTGTAATGCCGGGGCCAGTGACTGCCATTCCTGGGACGATGCTAGAGTTAGCTGCAGACAATGTGATTGTCGTAGAGCTAGAAGTACCAGCTTGCACATAAGACACTGCTGTATCAGGGACAATACCCACGATACGCATCGCTGCGCTGGTAGTAATTGGTGTGCTTACAGTAGCGGATGCAGAAATTGCAACGCCAGCAAGAGAGTCACCAGTGGTTGTAGAACCAGTATTGCCAGCGGCAGCGCCAATGTAATAAGCATTGGAACCAATGAACGCTTGGTTAGCGTAAGCAATAGTAGTGCTACCACCTGTACCGGCTGGGTTAACGACCACGGCTGATTTGAAAACAGCTTGAGGATCATCAACTACATAGCCAAGGGCGTCAGGAGCAGTTGTACTAGCTTGCCAGTATTGGTAACGATTCTTACCATAAATGGGGCCGCCAGTGGTGGAGTACTCACAACCAACGAACACACCGATTGTTCCAGCTACTGCTGAAGAAGCGTTGTATGCCAAGGATGAGACTACGAGATTACCGATGTTTGCACCGGTACCGATTTGAACAACGTCGCCGTTGAACAAGCTTGTGCCGTAACCATTCACGATGGGGAACATACGAGTAGAACCCGCATATACACGTCCACCGATCAAGTTAACAGGCTTCAGGCCGTAAGGGGCCGAAACTGTAGGATAAGCCATGTTAATTCCTTAAAGATTAAGAACCAGAACCAAATGTAACCTTCGAACGTTTCTCTGAGAACAGAGGCATTCTAGGGTCGCTGTCTTTCAAGAAATTGTTATCCACGGAGTCCATTTGAGCTTGGTTTTGTTTTGCGTAATACGCATCACGTTGTTGCAAAAACTCTTCTGGGATTCTGCAGAGTAACAATCCGCCTACCTCGATATTGCCTTTGAATCGGCCTTCTTCGGTGGCGTGCATCATCATCTCAGGATAATCTTCCGCTTTGCAGGGTTCATATCCTTCTCTGAACTTAGAGGAAATGTTACTGGGATCAGACTGCCCCATTGTGCTAATGCGAATGTATCTATGTTTCCAACCGGGCCGGGGGTCGGGCATAGGTAGAGTCTCAGGCGCCCTCCACATCGTTGGACGTTGGGTGGATGCTCTCGAATCTAGTTCGCGCGATAGTCTACTTTGTGCTGTCATGATTAGTTACTCCTCACTTGTTCTTCCGCAACCTTTTTGGCATAGAGTTCCAAAGGAACACCAAGCCGCTTGGCGATATTTACCTGAGTCTGAGTCAGCACGATCTTTTTGGGCGCTGTGCTTCTCGTAGCAGGTGCTACGTTTGATTTGGCTGGCCGCTGAGGGGGTGGCGCATCAGCAGGTTTCTCAGACTCAAACGCATCTGGGAAAACTTGTTTCAACCGAGAATTTAACTTCTCGTAATACTCTTCGGACGATGGATTAACGCCAGACTTGAGGAGTTTCGCATGGTACCCCAACGCAAAGCTGGTCATTTCATCATCGTTTCCGAACCACGGATTCTTTTCCCGCCACGCTTCCGCTTTGGGATCAACCACTGTAGTTGGAGCCGCTTGAGCCGTTTGTACTTCATTTTTACTATCTTGTAAAGGGGTCGGCTTAAAATTGTTAACTTTATCAGCCTTTATCTTTGCAGCCGTTAGCTCTTCTTGTGCAGCCAACAGTGCTTCAGAATCCCCTGACTCATAGGCAGTTTTGTACTTGGATTTAGCCTCTTCGATCTCTGTATTGACTACGCGTTTAGCGCTTTCAATCAAAGCTGTTTGGCTTTCGCTCAGTGAGCCTTTGAGTTTTTTATTCTCTTCGGCAATCACTTGGGCTGCACGAATGGCTTCTTCCCGCTCACGCTGGGCAGCCTCTGCCTTGCGGCGTTCTTCGTGATAACCCTTAGTAAAGTGTTGTATCCTTT